AGTCGCACTACTTTGAATCTCACCAGACTCTCGATAGTTGTAGTTCAAACTACCAATTGTTATAGGAAATGCTTGTGTGTAAGTAAATTCTATACGCTTATTATTAAATTCATCTAAGCCATATAGCGTCATATCTGTTTGATAATCAGAAAACTTAAAGGGTGCAGCTTTTCCCTTATCTGGTGCTGATTTATCTACAAGATCATCTTCATCGAACAACCCGGTTTGCTCATCATGCATTAAATCTAACCATTTATACATAGTCCAGTAGTTATTAAACTCATTATCTACAACGAAACTCACTTCAATTGGTGGGTAGGGCTCTTTTGCATGGGATGAGTTGTATAGGTTACTACCTGCGTATGGTATTTGAATTGCCGCGACAGTTACTTCTGGAACAACCGCCCCGTAGACTGACATTTGAAAGGCATCTTCATCTACTTTATAACTACTTCTATTATTACGTGATTTTATTTTTCTAAGTGCTGGTGGTAATTGAAACACCATTATAAACTTATCTAACCTATTCTTATTCAATAAGGATTGTTGATTCTTATTCTGTGACATATTATTATTTATTGTAAAGGTTCATAACCAAACATAGATAACTCATCCATGTCTGATTCAGCTTGGTTATCTCCCATTCCGAAGACCATAGGAGGAAGAGAGTTATTGTTATCACCAACCACTTCATTATCTAGATATATAGAGGTAGCGTCTTCAAAGTACTGAATACCAAAATCCATCTGATCAATTACACATGGCTTACCCATACTATCAAGCTCTGCTATCTCAAAGAATCTCTCAGTAATTTCTCTCTCCAGTATAAACAGAGAGTATAACAATGACATAACCATATCATCATGCTTACCCTGCCTCGCTTTCCATGTGCCATTTGGATATCTAATAAAGTTCTTAAGCTCATCAAGCGTCTGCGCATCATAAATGGTAACAGCTCTAGCCTCATTAATATAATAGCGCATATTTAATACACCCTTATACTTTGTATTTGTATGAGCAATCATTCCCTGCATAACATTTCTACGATTTGCAGCCTTATTACCGTATGATACTATCTTCTCGTAACCAATATCGTTAGCGAGTCTATCAACTACCTGCGCACCACAGTTGTTACGCTCAATTAAAGCTAATGGTGACCCGTAGTTCTTTAGTATAGAGTGTACCTTAGCTGTAAACTCGAGCGGTGGTATCTGATTATTATTATAGCATGCTACCTGTCTGATGTCTCTGAGATCAGTTATATCAAGTATCTGCACACATGACGAATCTGCACCAACTCCTTCTGCAGTATCAACACCCGCTACATATAATCTAGATGGATCAGCTTCTTCCCATATCTTATATGCTCCTTCGTCCAGTACAATCTTTGGATCACAAACTTGTGCTGACATCTTCTCAAATAGTTCTGCATCAATCGTTGATTCGCCTGTTTCAATCCATTCGCACATAAATTCTTGCGCCCATGCATCTGCTGACCCGATTGCCTGTTTAGTATTTTCAGCCCATACCTCATCTCTACCAGGTACCTCATTCCACAGAATCCTATCATACCCCCAACCATTTGTACCTTCTTCTGCACCTGTGTATAGTTTATGGAATAGGTTACCTGTACCGTTAGCAGTAGAACATACAAACACTTTTGATTTTTTAGAAGAGGTAATAACAGGAAAGACTGATTTCCAGAACTCCTCAACCAAGTGAGGCTCAATGAAAGCCATCTCATCAATAACTAAACAATTAACGGATTGACCACGGGCTGCCGTACCAGTTGTAGTTGTAATACCTATTCGACTACCATTCTCTAAAGTCATAGATGTCTTAGCATACTCTTTAACAGGTGGTTTAAGCCAGTTAGGTAACTCTTCATACGCCATTCTAACCCTCTGAAAAATCTCAATTGCAGTAGCCTCCTTGTTCGCTACTAACAGAATGCGCTGATCTTTATTAAAGCATGCCTGCCATAATAAGAAGATAGTCATCATTGTGGATTTACCAATCTGTCTAGATGCAAGCAGTACAAAGAATCTATTATCACGCATCTTTCTAATAGCACGCTTTTGACAAGGATGTAGTTTAATTGTTTCCTTACCACGGTCCAAGTTGATAATGTAAAAGAAGTTCTCTGCAAAGTATAGTATGTTCTTACTGGCTTTTTTAAGATCTCTTATCTTATCCTTTGTCCATTCACCCTTCCAATTCGAGTTAGGAAGGTTGGTATTACCCATGTAGAACATATTATTTTCTTTTCCCATTGAAAATATTTATACCTAGACATAAATAAATATATGTCTAAAGATGATATTAATAGCTTAGGTTCATTGTACGGAGGTATGTTGAATGGATTGAAGAAGGATCTAATTAAGGAAGGTAAAGTAGGTCCTAAAGAAATAGGTGATGCGGCTTTACTCGATGGTGGTCCAACAGAAGAAGGTGGTTTTACTGAGCCTGAAGTAGATATCGAAAAGCTTTCTGATAAAGAAAAGAAAGATAATCTTTATAATGTTAATAACTTATCTTATACTAGCAATTATGTACCTGCAGCTGAGGAGGACGAAGAAGAAGAGGACGAAGAAAAGAAAAAGGGTAAGCATGATGATGGTGACGATAAAGATGAAAAGTGTGACTATGTTGATTGTGAAGAAGAAGATGCTGAAGAAGACACAGAAGATGCTGATAAAGAAGAAGAAAGTGAAGAAAGTGAAGAAAGTTCACAAATTTCAGAGAAAATCGCACAAGATAGCTTAAATAATTTTATGAAACAGAAATCAGTTTTTGACAAACTCTACGACAAGGTCATGGTTAATGAAAACTTTGACGAAATGGAATCAGAAGACTTCGACGCACTTGGTCTTGACGATGCTACTCCTGATGCAGAAGAAGGTGACGATGTTACTGTTACTCTTTCTAAAGATGTTGCAAAAGCACTATGTGATGTTCTTCAAGCCGCCATGGGTGAGTCTGATGATGAAGATGGTGATGAAGCAGCTGCTGAAGGTGCTTTTGGTGAAGAGGATGAAGAAGGTATTGATACCGGATCTGCACTTAATACATCATACGACGATGGTAAGCACAATAAAGTAGGTGATCTTAAGACTGCTGCTGCTGCTTCTGAGACCTGCTGTGATAATAAAATCGATGCTGGTTCTACTCACAGTGGATCATATGACGACGGTAAGAACAACAAAGTCGGTAGCCTTAAGTCAGGTGACCGCGCTGTAGACTAATAATTAACTGAAACAATCAAATAAAAACCTGCTGAGTCGTATGATTCAGCAGGTTTTTTATTAAATACTATTATGATTACCTTTAAGGAGTACTATCAAGGAGATAAATATAATGCTGCGCTCGCTTCTCCTAACAATGGTAAGAGTATGATGAGAGGTGAAAGAAAGCATCAGAATTTAACAAGACAAGAATATCAGCATAAGTGCCCACATGTTAGAAATCTTATTAATGGTGGTGCTTCACAAATTAAGCTGACCGGTCAGCCACTTCTTAATACACTTGGATTATACGGGTTAAATTTTGAATGCGGTTGTTGTAAAGGTTTAGGTAATTCCGGCGTCGAGGTAGAGATGTATGAAGATAGTGAAAATAACATGTGTGGTGTGTTAAGACAAAAGCAAAAGTAAGATGAGTTCAAAAAGTGATAGATGTAATAGTACAAGGCTTAACTGTACGCCTGATGAAATTATGGCTACCGCTAATGCTGCATGCAGTCAGGTTGTAAGTCCGGATGGTTATAATGCAGAGCAACACGTGTATGATCAGTCGTATAAGGATCTAATTAACAATCACGGTTATGTGATCGATTACTATCTACATACATTTAATCTTAAAAGTGCTAATACACTATATGGTGAAGAGCCGACAGCTGTATTTTACGGCCCTGTACCTATTAAGATGTACATGGAGATTAATAATGAGGCTATATCCCTTCAAAGCTTTGGTTTTGATGCTGCTGATGATTTTACAGGCTATGTACATATTAAGTCCTTTGAAGAATCATTATCGAGTAGAGACTTTTTTATACAAACAGTATCCGGTGACATTCTACCTTTAGCAGATTTTGTAGAGGAGTATGATCCAGAAGTAGTTGAGGGTCCATTTACAACAGAAGCCGGTGAGACTATAGTCTTAGAGAATTTAATAGGTGATCCATCTCAACTATACGATCAAGCTGGAAGTTCATATACAATATTAGATAAATTTATTGAGAACAACCATAAGCTAGAACCGAAATCTGGTGATCTAATTGACTTTGTACAATTAGGCTGTGATAGGCCAGGTGGTAGATGCTCCAAAATCTTCCAGGTAACAGAGAGGATGGATCAGGACTTAGCCGGTGGTCTCAATCCAATGTTAGGCCATTATATATGGCGATTAAGAGCTAAGAGATACGAACATTCGTTCGAGCCTGGCGCGCCTATCGAATGTGAGAATGAGCAGGTATTTGATAATTCTCAAAACGGAGTTACTGATACTAACTTACCTACCGATACAATTGATGATCCTAAGTCGTATCCACAGGATAATGATAATACATCGAAGAATGATGTATATGATATGGATGTCAACGATACCGATATATACGGTTCGTACTACTAAGCCTTAGTACCTATAAGCCAGATCTTAAGACCTTTACCAGCAGTAGTCGAACCTACTGTATCAATATCAACAGTTATCTCAGCATCGTCTGCTAGTGCAGTATCAGATATTACAGCCACTGTACTTGACCCAACACTCGTCTTATCACCGTCATCAATAGTTAGTTT